TTTCAACCTGACCATTTGTTCTTCGATCAGCTAATTGTATTTACAGGTAACTTTGATCATTTTGTTAAAGATGAAGCTAGAAAGTGGGTGGAAAAAATAGGTGGCCATTATTCTAATGGCTTAACAAAATCTACAAATTACTTGGTTGTTGGCACTCAGAATTCTTCAGTTGTTGGGCCTGATGGATTAAGTGCAAAGCAGAGAAAGGCCATTAAATACAACCAGGAGGGTTGTGATATAGAACTTTTAACAGAAAAGGAATTTCTGGATATCATGGGACTGCAAAGTTATGTAGCTAATAAAAGGTTCGTAGATGAGATGTTGGATATGGATAAAATATTAGGTTTAAAATAAATATTATGGCTATAAAAAAAGAAAATGTAAACTTGACCTACGATGCTTTGTGGTTCAAGACTTTTATGGACAGTGGAGAAATGACATTCTACAATCGTGAAATTTTTATTTCTCCGGGTATGGCTGGAAGACTGGATATCTTCATGCAGTTGCTGGGTAATGTGGGCGGATATGCCAGAACTACAAATTTTGACAAGGATATTGATGTTGTGGTGGTGTCTGACTATCTGATGAAAAAATTCAAGAATGGAGAAAAGGATGAATTTTTCCAGATGTTGGAAGATTTGATCAACGCTAATGCAACTCCCTACCGCAAATTGAAATTTGTTACAGAGTCAATAGTGCTGGATTATCTTAATACTCGTGCTAATGGGCAGCTTCGTCAGAACAAAAAGGATTTGAAAGATAAAGATACAACTCCGACACTGAAAGAAGCTATCATGCAAGGTATCGATAGGGATGAGCTAATGCTTGGTATGATAAAAAAGTATAAGGATTCAACGAAGGAACCACAGCAGCAAAATTTATTTTGAGACATAAATAAGTATGATTGGATTTATTCTTATAATATTTTTAGTTGGATTTGTATTTATCGCTTATTTGAAGAAATCGAATAACTCCTCAAATAATAATACTAATAGAATGAGTGACGATACTTCAAATTATGACAATGAGCGATCCCGATTTAGTTATGCGTCTAATATGCAAAGAGTTAAGGAAATACCTTCCACAGCAAAAAAAATAAATTTTGCAGTGAAGGGTACATCCTATCGCTCTGATGCCGATATTAATGCAGCGAGAAGTCTTCGTGTAGGCGATGAACTGACTTTAATCCATGAGCCACATAATGATCATGACACCTTTGCAATGATGGTATTAACTTCGGATGGGAATCATATTGGTTATGTAGAAAAAAAGTATTCTATGTGCTTTTTTGTCTACAAAGACAATATTTACAAATGTGTCGTTACAAAAGTGACCAGCGACAACATTCCTTTTATTTATGCAGACGTTTACCTTCCATCAGACGCAAGAACTCCAGATGATAATTTGGAAATTCAAAAAATGATGTCGAAGAGTGGACAATATGTTGGGAATGGAGTGTCAGTTAAAATCACCACAGAACGTAGCCTTGCCCATGAAGCCAACCCCGATTTGGAGCTTGCTGAAAAATTAAAATATAGTGAGCCTGAAAAAGCCGTTGAGATATTTTTGTCATGTGCTGCGAATGAATCTGGTCTGTATTCTTTGCACCAGGCTTGTATTTGCTATCGTAATATGAAAGCCTATGACAAGGAAAAAGAACTGATACAGCAAATTATTGCAGTATGTAAAGACGAAGGCAAGGAAGAATATATTCCTGAATATGAATCACGATTAAAATCTGTTGAATATTATATCAATAAACAGAATGAGAAAGGAGAACTAGATAAAGCGTATTCTCTCCAAAAGGAAGGCAAATATAAAGAGGCACTTGATCTTTATCTTTTTTATTTCAATAAGGATAAATTTGTTTTGAACTTAACAGACAGAATCATCCAATGCTATCGGAAGTTGGGTGACAAATCAAATGAAACAAGAATGCTTGAATATGCTTTAAACCATAAACTTTCAGAATCAAACAAACTGAAATATGAAAAGAGATTAGAGAAGTTAAAACAAGAGTGATAAACTTTTGAGTGTCTTTAATTTCTATCGATATGCTTTTCTTGCTATTTATTATAAATAACAGGAAAAGCATATTCTAATCTTTACCTTGTACTCCCTAAAAGGAACATGACTTAAAGATTCTTTACTTTTTTGATACTTTATTTTATTCCTTTACGGAGCAAAATAACAATTTTGAAAAATTTTCGGTATAAATGGTTGTTTTTATTGTGCAAATTTGTAATTTTGCAATGCATTCCATTTGATACAGGCGCGCGAAGGCTCGCCAATAAACATTGCTGCGGGCATTTTTTATGTCCATAGCGGCTATATACCTATAGGGTTCCGACCCCCGTGTGGAGCGTTAATGCGCCCACTGCCTGTATCAGGTGGAATGCAACGGGAAAGCGGAACCTTTCTTGTTTCCTTTCCCGTATTTTAACTAACATATTGTTTCATTTTAAATGCATTCCAAAATGAAAAATCAAATCTCATTGTCTGTTATTCAGGCAAAAGAAAGCCGTATATCATTATGGCTTAATCGTGAAAACAGTCTCTTTTCCTACATCATGGAAGAGAAAGTATCCAACCGTCAGGCTATGCTGATATCTCAGGCACTGACTTCCTTCAGTATTTTCGCATGCTCCGTTTTTACCCATTGGCTGGCCGCTGTCGCCTGCCTGTGCTGGTTTGCTGGTTCCATCTTACTTTGCAAGAAAGGAGGTTTATAATGGATGATGACAAAACCAGCTTCAAGGTACAGAAGACGGCCTATTATAATGAAAAAGGTCTGTTCATTGAAGAGTACCAGATATTCATGAATGGACGTGACTCAATAATGTGTCCACGCGAAGATTTTGAGAGATTGTATAAGATTATGGGAATTGCTTTGAGTGACAGAAAGGAGACAGAACATGGCAACTGATAAAATCAAATTCGACAAATATATTCTTATCCGTTACTTCCAGGAATATCTGCCTGTGGATAAGGAGGGGGAGAATGTCATTTACAAGACATCCCTGCAGATCCAGGACGAACTGGCGGACATGGCAGATATCAGTATCAACCAGATTGCGGCAGCCATGGTAGAGCTGGGGTATTCACTTGCCATTGCTCCTGATGGGCGACCGGCTTGGATGATGCTGCGCAGATAGCTTGCAGACTTTAATCGGATATATGAAGGCGTAGTACCATTAGGGTGCTGCGCCTTTTGTCTTTTTACCCCTTTCAGGAGCCGGGTATCTTTGAGCAAAACAAAGAATCATGCTTACCATTTCACAAGATATACCCGACTTCGTACTGTCTTCACAGCTGGACAACTTTACGGTCAATGCAGACAAGCAGGTTACCTTTGTGCTGAAGCAATCGAATACCGTCATCCTTCAGGAGAGTTACACGCCGGACTCCGGCAACCAGATTCGTATACTTGACCTGTTCTCCCTCATGGAATCGTACCTTCTCGCTTCACCGATGACACAGTTCAGCTACGAGGTTTCAGCATCCGGAGAAACGACCGTCAGCAAGACATTCACGGTGCTGTTATGCCGTCCCATCATCCCCTGCAGTGCAGAGGATTTCGTGACCAACTACTTTCTGACTACCTTGGCCGGCTGTGACAAGATAACTTCCTTTGGCCGCACGGAAACGCTGTACCTGACGACCGGGAAACTGTCTTCAGGCGGTACGACTATTCCGGTGACAGCGGAGTGTGTCTTTGTCAATGATCAGGATAAGCTGCTCAAGTCTACCCGTTCTCTGGGTAGTGTGGCCGACTATGGGATTCGTTCTGTTGATGTTTCTCCTTCACGTTTTACTCAGTCCGGTTACCGGCTGTTGCGGTACACCATTCTGGCCGGTGCCCGGAAACAGACTTTCCGTGTAGATCAGGGCGAACCGGTATCTGTCGGTCTGAAGTTCCGGAACTCTTTCGGATCTGTCGAGACATTCTATTTTGTGGGCGGTGATACTCAGGAACCGGAACTGACCCGTAGTGCGGCTTACTTTGCCGGTCAGTACAGAACCTATCATGTCGATGAACAGCGCAAGCATACACTCAGCACGGGTTATATTCCTGAGTCCATGTTCTCACTGGCTGATGATGTGGCTCGGTCCATGGAAGTCTGGCTGATGGATGATTCCGGCGATATCCCGATAACCATTACAGAGAGCAATACCAGCCGGAGCGATGCTGACGATGGCCTGTTTGCTTTCACGGTTTCTTACATCCTCTCGTCCCGGTACCAGCAGCGGCTCCGTCTGCTTCCGGATATTTTCGATGACTCATTTGATGATACATATAACTGATGCCTATGAACGTAATACATATCAAAGACGCTATGCGGTTGCTTGAGTCCGGACAGCCCTGCAACCTGAAGCTGTGGAAACTCAGTACCGGCGATATCCTGGTATACCGCGGCGCGGTGTGTGTCGGTTCGCACTGGAGGAAAGGCATTCACCGTGTTCGCCTTCCGTCATCCGGCTTGATCCGTACTTTTCGCGATATCTCTCTTTTTGAAATTAACAACATGACAATTTATCTCTGATATGGACAAGACAATTCCACAATACGACGCAAACTTCGTGCCTGGTGAGATATTCGACATCGAGGTTTCCAATGTGGCCACTGAAATGGCTTCCGTGACAGACAGCAGCCTGGTATTTGACGAAGACGCGAACATCAGAACAACACCTGTGCCGAATCGGCAAGGTATGTCGTATGTCAACTTTGGCGAAAACAACCAGCTTCCGTTTGAAATTATTAAAATGATTGGTATCGATGAAGTGATGAGCCAGAACAAACTGTTCAATGTTATCACCTGCTATGGTGCCGGACTGAAGTATATGGACGTAGACACGAAGCAGCCGACAACCCATCCCGAAATCAAACGCTGGCTGGTCCGGAACAGTCTGCCACTGTTTCAGCTTGAGCAGGCCACGGATATGAAGTATTTCTTTTTCTGTGTTTCAGTCATCATCTTGTCGAAAGACGGCAAAAAGATTAATCGGCTGATTCACAAAGAAGCCTGTTACTGTCGGTTTGAGAAAGCGAAAAACGGCAAAATCAATCATGTGATTTATGCCAACTTTCGCGATAACGCTTCACTCCGTCCGGAAGATTACGAAGTCATTCGCTTGCTTGATCCCCGTGATCCGCTGGGTGATCTGATGGTGCTGATGGGCCATGAACCGGGACGTGATGGTATTACAAGAGTCCGTACCAGCGAACGTAAGTTTGCTATTCTTGTTCGTTTCCCGACACCCGGGTTCCAGTATTATCCGATACCTTATTACACCAGTATTTTTCGGGGTGACTGGTATGATATCAAGCGACTGATCGGGAAGGGCAAGAAGGCAAAACTCCGTAACCATGCCAGCGTGAAATACCAGGTCGAAGTACATAGGGACTACTGGAACAACATCTGTGCAGAAGATCATATCACCGATCCGCTGAAGAAGATGGAGCGAATCAAAAAAGAAAAGGAGAATATCAAGAACTTTGTTTCCGGGATTGAAAACAGCGGCAAGGTTTGGATTACCGGTTACTATATTGATCCGAATGGCCGTGAAGTCCGGATGGTGCGGATTAATGTGGTGGAGACCGGCAAGGAAGGTGGCGACTGGAGCGAAGACATTCAGGAAGCCAGTAACATCACCTGTTACGGTGACAACATCCATCCTAATCTGGTAGGTGCTACGCCCGGAAAAAGCCAAAGCAATAACTCAGGATCTGACAAGCGGGAGCTGTTTACACTCAAGCAGGCACTGGAGATCCCTTTCCATGACCTGATGAACCTTCCTCATAACATTGTCATCGAGTACAATGGCTGGAGTGAGAAAGTATATCCCGATGTTCCCATGGTATTGCTCACAACACTGGATCAGAATACCGACGCGAAGCAGCAGACTGCTTCAGACCTTGAAAGCAAATTTTAAAACAGAACTCTTATGGCTATCACATTTTCACAAGAAATTTTCGAAAAGATATGTTCCTCTGCCACCAATTCCACGGCAGAGGTATATGACATGATCGCCCCTCACTTCGACGACACCCTGCAAAGCGTTAACCGGGTGCTTCTGGGCGACATGGCCGACAAACTGGAGTCTGTCCCCGGTCTCGAACAGGCGGTTACAAAGCTGGTTTGTCTGCGTACCTACCAGGAGCAGATCCCGGAGCTTGACCTGGTACTGACACCCACCGGTTTCGGCGTGGTGTCTAACCAGAATCTGGCTCCGGCTTCTGCTGACAGAGTCAAGAACTTGCTGCAGCAAGTCACAAACGCTTACGAAGATACTTATGACCGTTGTCTGGAGCTGCTGGTCGGCACTGACTGGGCAGAGACGGCACAGGCTCGTATCAATATTCCGAACTTGATTTATACCGCCCGGCAGCTGCAGATGTATGTTGAATTCCCTTCTTCAGATGTACATCGTTCCAGCCTGAACGAATGTCGCTCGCGAATGTACCAGGCCGAAGAAAAGCTCCGGCAGCATGTGTCGGCCGAGTTCTTTGACCATATGCTTGAGCAGACCCGGCACAATGCTTTTACCAAGGAGGAAACCGCTATGGCCGACTACATGTGCAAGTTTATCGGTTTCTGCATTATGAAAAACTGGGCAGCTGCAAAGAGTATGCTGGAGCGCATTGAGAATTATGCGGAATCCAAGGTGGAGGTATTCACCAGCTACAAGGATTCCGAAGCCTACAAAGTCAAACATTTTCAGACTTACCAGAATGAAAAAGAAGATTCCATATACTTTTGGGGGTAGGATCCTTGATTTTCGCTTCCCTTCTTCCTGGCAACAGCTCAATCAGGAACAGCTTCGGTATGTGTTCCTGGTCATCACCCTGTTTTCTCCGGTCAAGGCAAAGACTTTCGTCTTTATGCGCTTTACCGGGATCCGTATCCGCAAACGGGTAAAAGTGGGATGGCTGTGCACGTTCCGGTTGAACTGGCATAAGAAACTGAGATTTGTTCTGCAGGACTGGCAGGTCCGCAGCTTTCTCCGGCAGATTGATTTCCTGTCCGAGCCGAATGCCTATCCTGTGCGGCTGGACAGTATAGGCGGCCGGTATGCCATTGATGCGATGTTGCATGGCCTGAGTTTTGAAGATTATCTCTGCTGTGAGAACCATTACCAGGGCTATCTGTATTCGCAGGACGTTTCCCGGCTCAAAGCTTTGTATGGTTTCCTCTATAAGAAGAAGCCGGGTATCAGAGGTTCGCTGAAAGCAGCTCTATCCCGGATTAAAGAATATGAACTGGTTTCCGTATTCCTCTGGTGGGGGAGTGTCAAACTATATTTTGCTTCCCTTTTTCCTCATTTCTTCCAGCCGTTCCACCGGCAGGACGACGCTGATCAGCCGGAACTGCCCGACCTGATGGGTGCAATGAACGCTCAGATCCGGGCACTGACCGGTGGAGACGTGACGAAGGAAAGGGAAGTCCTGCAGATGGATTGCTGGCGGGCACTGACCGAATTGGATGCAAAAGCATACGATATTCAAGAACTCAAATCAAAAAAATATGGACACAAGTAAATTCTTTGACGGATATGTTTATTTCAGGGAGCTGACAGAAAGAAATAAACTGGCCAAAGCCAACTCATTCTTTCCATGTTCCTGTAGCGGCATCAATTCGCTTCAGGATGTACTCGACAACTTCCGGAAGCAGTCCGCTTTTGTTTGCATCGATGATACTAACGACGCAGCCACGGAGCAAATTGGGGGTGGCTGGTTCAAGAAACGTACCTTCACGGTATTTCTTCTGATACGTTACCGTTTTGGTGATATGACTGATCGTGCGGCAAAGCTGGATATTTGCCGGCAGCTCTTCCGGCAGTTCCATTCCAGGATGATCCGTGACAAATACATCTACGAAGACCTTGATTTGTCGTTCCTGAATGTATCCCGTATTTATACCCGTGAACTGGGTGAGTATTTCATATCCGGTTGTACCGGCCTGTACTTTATGGCTGAGCTGACCGAACCGACGGATTTATGTTATAAGGAGGATGAGTGGGATGGCTAAGACAAATACGAACCGTCCGGCAGCTACTGACGAAGATCGCAAGAAATATCAGGAAGCCTGGGCGGATATGATGGTAAAAATCTGGCAAGAGAAAATAGAGAGACTGCATGTTATTAATACCTATTCGCTTCACCAGCAGATCCGTGACAACGTCATATCGTCCACAGACTCGATGTCTACCATCCAGCACAAGTTTCTGGAGTATGGCATGTACCAGGATATGGGTGTAGGTAACGGATACAAGAAGGATAATGGTGGTAATTTGGAGATCTTGGACCCTGTTTATCGTGAAGAACACGGGCTGAATGTTCCCCGAAAAGTTGGCCCTAAGCCCGGTGGATACTATACGTCCGGGGATCCTCGTAAACCACGAGAATGGTTCTCCCGTCCCTATTTCGCTTCCATCATGGTACTGAAGGAGCAGATGGCATACATGTATGGCGAAGAGTTCTGTGGTTTGCTGGTGGACAAAATCGAGGAAGCGAATCACAGGCGCAGTACTACACTCCGGTCACGCCTGTACGGTACCCGGAAACGGCGCAAATAACTTATGTCTTTTTGTAGAATAACTCGGTAAGTTTACTTCGTAAAAAACAAAATATTATGGCAACAAAAACATTCGATGAATTAAAGCAACTGGCTATACAGATCCGTGATGAGAAGACAAACAAACAGAACACGGCAAACCGTGTAGGTACTGCAATGTTGGGAGGGATTAACAAACTCGAGCAGGATTATTATGACAAAACAGCTGCCGATAAAGAGTTAAAGAAACGGGATGATAAACTTATTGAACTAGAAACTGTACCATTAAATGATTTAATTTCCAATCAGCAAACTTTAAACTTAAATATAGGCGAAAAAGATGAATTATTCATATTAAGTGTACTGAGTAATAGATATATTAACAAAGATGGCGTTATATCTGAAACTTCAGCATCATTATGGTGTAGCGATTATATACAATTAGATGATGGGTATATTTATATGATTGAAGCTTTAGGAGGTAATTCTAATAACCCTAGTTTAGTTCTGTATGATAAAAATAAAAAAGCTATTGGCCTTTATTATTTGTCAACTCTTACAATAAATGGAGAAAGTCTGAATGCAAAACCATTTATTTTAATTAAAATGGGAAAAGCAGAATACGCCGCATTTAACTTGAGATCATCTGATTCTTCTGCTGTAAAAAAATATAATTTCAAAAAAACAGAGGTTAAAAATTCTGCAAAAGACATATCTTTTAACGATGGAAGCAATCCGGATATCAATGCAGATAATGTTCAAGAAGCCGTTACTAATACGTTTAAATTCTCACAAAAAACAGTTTCTTATATTAATATAAATGACTTGTTTGGAAATCCTACAGAAGGATATTATACGCTCGAAACAGCTATTAAAAAGATTGTAAGTCCTTATAATAAGTTAGGTACAAGAATTGTTTATAGAACTGGGGAAACTTCATGGGAATGTGCTCAATATATAGGTACTTCTGCTAGTACTTCTGAAAGTTATTTATATAACAAAAATAATTGGAAAATAGAATTAGAAAGCGACTATTCTCTGATATTTGAAAATACAGGTAGTACAGAATATGACAGGAGAAAAAATACTCGTATAAAAATACCTAGAAATAATAGAAAAACCGGAGTTACTATTTCATATTACGATACAATAAATAATCATTTGGTAAAAGAATACTATATTGGTTCTAATACAGCAGATAGCCAATTCTTATTAGATGGGAACTGGAGGCGGACATCTTATTTATCAGAAAACATATATTTGACTAAGAATGCTCTTTGGGGAAATGTTTTAGGAGAGAAAGAAGCAGATTTTTCCGTCGAATATATTAAAGCCTTTATATCTATTCAAGAAGGAGGAACCTTCGGAACAGTAGTTAATAATTCGGGATATGATATAAGTGATTATATAGAATTTGAAGATGGATATGTGTATGAAATAGAGTCTTTATCGGCGGCTGGTAATTCCAATATTGCTACATTAGCAGTATTTGATAAAGATAAATTTTGCCTATTGCCAATGAGTTTTACACAAGATATGACGGGCAAAAAATTTTATATAACAAAAGTTGGAAGCGAAAAATATTTTGCTTTTTCTGGGAAGTCAGTAGTAAATAAATATAAAATATCTAATTTAAATGTTGATAATTTCTGGTCTGGGAAACGATTGCTGGCTATAGGAGACAGCTCTACGGCTGTAACTCCAGTTAAAGACAGCTGGCAAGGGAAGGTCGGAGAATTGCTTGGAATGAATGTTCGGACACATGCAAAAGGTGGAATAGGTATATTAACTATGGTTGATGGCGATGGAAGTGGAATGCCGCCAGAAGGATCTTATGATCCGGACACTAATACAGGAGGCCCATTGTATGCTCTAAGTAAAGAAGATGTCAAAGATGTAGATATTATTGCAATGATGGGATTTTACAATGAAAGATATAGTTCTTGGGGAAATGAAACAGATATATATCCCAGTCAATCGACATTCTGCGGGAAATTAAATTATGCCATAAAACGTGTTTATGAGGAACTCACCAAAGCCAATAATATGCAGTGTAAAATAGTTATTATTTCAGCTCATAAATATGGTAAGTATTCTTATAATGATAAATCAGCTTACGATGATGGAGATGATTTGTTTCAAGCTACACGTAAAGTGGCTAATTACAATTCTTTACCATTAATAGATCTTATGCACAATGGTGGAATAAATAAATATAACTGGAATGTTTATCAGAATAGTCCTACTCCTTACAATAGTAATTATTTACCCAAAGACGGGGTAAATGATGGTACTAATAAACCTTTTGATGATTTATTATCTGCACCTCCGGCATCTGATAATGATGGTAAATTTATAACAATTGCAGATGAAGATGGATGTTATCAATCAGTATCAGGGGAATGGGTTAAAAAATCTAATTCGGCTATATGGAATGCTGACCAATTACATTTAAAAAAAGATGGTTATCATAAAATAGCAGGTATAATAGCAGGAGATATAAAAAAAATATTGTATTAGAAATCTTATATTCGTAGAATAGTTCAGTGTTTTTTTTAATTATTTTATTCTGATTTAATAACTTCGCAGCATAATAGGAATAATCTAAACATAGTGAGTATGAATAGTATTTTGTTAGATTTCTTGTCAGACACTCTTAGAAGTTTGGAGAACTTGCGTAAGAATGATGTCTGTAGAGAGTTTTCATGTGATTTAAAGTGCGAAGAACTGGGCGATTTCCTTAATTTCGATATTAGAGATTCGCTCCAATATCATAATCTGTTCAAAGAATTGCAAGAGATTAAAGGTCCGGTATTATACTGGTATGAGATAACTTCAGATCACTCCAATGATGAGATCATAGAAGCCTTGCAGAGGTATGAACAACAACAGGATCATAGGGCTATTCCTGTTATCTACAAGGGTTATAATAGAGATACAAGAATTCTATATGTGGGAAAGTGTAAGGAGAATTTTTGGGGCCGTGTTATTCAACATTTAGGCTATTTTAAAACCCCAACAACTCAGGGATTGCAGCTTTATCATTGGGCTAAAGAATTGCATCTGGAAGTGAAGTTATATGCTTTGGAGTTTGCGGTGGATATGACAGATATTCTTCCCATTGTGGAATCTTATTTTGCCAAACGTCTACATCCTTTGGTTGGTAAACATATTTAAAAATATACTTTTAAATAGACGAAAGATAGAGCTTTGTCAGATAATCTGGCAAGGCTTTGTCTTTTTACACCAGTCTTCCACACAATACCTTTGAGAAAAACACAAAATAATCATGGAAAAATATGTAGGATTTATCACACAAGACATCCGCTCCGGCGTGACCATTATCTTCATTTGTTTGATTCTGATATGCAGCGTCTGTATATTGGATTTATGGACGGGGATAGATGCGGCCAGAGCCAACAGAGAGAGAATATGCAGCCGTCCGCTGCGTAAGACCGGTACTAAAATCGTCGATTATTTCCGGTTGCTTCTTTTTTTCATTATGATTGACATTCTGGGTTTGTGCTTTCCTTGGTATAATTTGCCATACGGGGCAGTCATCGGTACACTTGGCGTGTTGATTGTCGAAGGCCTGTCTGTCATAGAAAATTTTAAGAAGAAAAAGAGTCATGCGGCAGAAGTAGCAGATTTGGCTATGCGGATCACGGAATGTGCGACACCTGAAGAAGCTCAAAAAATTATTAAAGCTATAAAGGAAGGAGTGAAGAAATGAAACAGTTACCACGAGGCCTGCGAAACAACAATCCAGGCAACATCCGGAATTCAGATGCAACCGATTGGCAGGGTGAAGTTCCTGCATCAAAGAAAAGAGACAATAGTTTTGAAGAGTTCGAAGACATGGCTCATGGTTACCGGGCATTGATCAGGCTGTTGCAGAACTACCGCCGGAAATACGGATGCCAGACGGTTGCCGACTTTATCAGTCGTTGGGCACCCAGAACAGAGAACAACACTTCAGGCTACATTTCACGCGTATGCCAGGAGATGGAGGTTCCGACGACCTACGTTCCGGACGTGGAGGATAAGACAACCATGTGTGCCTTTGCTGCTGCCATTTCTCTGGTAGAGAACGGGATTCCGGCTGTAATGGCAGATGTGGAGAAAGGATGGGCATTGCTATGAGATCAATAATTGTTCTTTTTTTCATACTTATTTGGGGTTCGGTGTTTCTCGGATGTAAATCCGGGAAACACCTTGTTTCAGACAATCACACACAGATCATCGTACATGACAAGCTGGTTCCGGTATTCAGGCCGGCGGATTCCGCATCCATTCGTGCTTTGCTGGAGTGCGATTCAAATGGGCGTGTTATGTTGTCCTGGTTGGACATGGCACAGTCTGAGAACGCTCGTTTGCGGTTTCAATTGGATTCCATGGGCAACCTGTTGGCAGATTTCAAGGTACCTTCAGATACGGTATTTATTCCAGGAAAGGACAGTACGGTCATTCAGAAATCAGTGCAAAAGGTGGAAGTAGAGAGAAAGCTGACCTCCTGGCAGAAGTTCTGTATGGTCTTCACTGTCATAGTACTGATTCTCTTTGCGGTGGTTGTTGTGTACAAAATTCGTGTAATCTTAAATAAAAAATAATATGGCTATAGACCAGGTAGCAACCGTCGAGGTTCGCGTAAACGGTGAAGAAGCGAAGCAGGAACTTAAGAATCTGGAAACGATAGCATCCGGATTAAAAAAGGAATTGGCAGATGCTTACGAAGCCGGTGATACATCTAAAATCAAGCAGGTCACTTCAGAACTTCGGAAAACGGAGGCTCAGATTAAGACGTTGAAGAAAGATACCACGGCGCTTACCGAAGTAATGAATAACCTTGACAAAGCCACTCCGAAAGAACTTCGTGCCACCTTGACGGCTATTAACCGCCAGCTGAACAGCGGGCATATCAAACGGGGATCTGCAGAATGGAAATACTACCAGCAGCAGGCTAAGCTGGTGACGGCCGAACTCCAGAAAATCAAGACCGAGGTTCAGGAGACAGAAGGATGGCTTACCAGATTCAACAATGGATTCAGTAAGTGGGGCGGTTTACTGGCTACTGGTGCAGCTACCATCACAGGGGTATCTATGGCTTTGAATACACTTCGTAATAACCGCGATGCAAAAGAATCCTCCCAGGCGGAACTGAAGGCATTGACCGGGCTGGACGATTCATCCATACAGTGGCTTACAGAACAGGCAGAGAAACTGTCCACGACCATGGACGAATCCGGTTTGCGTATCCGTCAGTCATCCGACGAAATCCTTCAGGCATATATGTTGATCGGCTCCAAGAAACCGGAACTCCTGAAGGACAAGGAAGCACTGAACGCGGTTACAATCGAGGCTATGCGACTGGCTGCAGCGGCTAAAATCGACTTGAAGGACGCCGTGACAGCTACCACCGTATCTCTGAATATGTACGGAGAATCAGCCGACCAGGCAGCCCGTTATGTGAATGTGCTGGCCGCCGGATCTAAAGAAGGTGCCGCCGATGTATCCGCCCAGGCGGCAGCCATCAAGAATGCGGGTGTGGCTGCGTCCGGTGCTGGAGTGAGCATCGAGCAGCTTCAGGGTACCATCCAGATGCTGGCCGAGAAAGGACTGGAGGCTGAACCGGCCGGTACTGCACTTCGTAAGTTCTTCCTGGTATTGCAGACTGGACCGGACGAAACCAACCCAAAGGTAGTAGGCTTGCAGATCGCACTCGAGAACCTGAATAAAAAGTCACTTTCTGCCGCTCAGATCCAGACTATGTTCGGTGAGGAAGCCTATTCTGCTGCCACTATCCTGATAGACAATGCAGACAAAGTACGCCAATACACGGAAGCTGTCACTGATACCAGCATTGCCATGGAGCAGGCAGCTATCAATTCAGATACCAACGAGGCTAAGATGGCACAGTATCGTAATAGCATTAAAGAGGCTGGTATCGAACTGATGGAGCGGCTTAACCCGTCGTTATCATTGCTTACCGGTTGGACCACGAAAATCATTGTGGCCCTTCCAAAACTGATAGACTGGTGCATCAAATACAAATCGGTTCTGATTGCATCCGGATCTGCACTGGCTGCATATAACATTGCGGTAAATGCAGCCACAATCTACACCAAAGCGTATAACTTCATAGTCAAAGTTGCAACAGCATCAACTAATGGCTTTAATAAAGTGTTGAAGCTGAATCCAGCCGGACTGGTTCTTGCCGGACTCACAGCTCTTGTGACATATATATCCACAAAACTTATACCTAATACTGATGCAGCCACAGAAGCACAGCGCAAGTACAACGAGGAATTACAACGTACCCAGGAGGAGCTGGAGAGATATAAAAGTATTGAGGACAGGTATAAAAATATCGACGCTCTGAATGCTCGTCAGCGTCAGCAACTGAAATCGGATGCAGAGTCCGAGCTGGCCATCATTGAGGATAAATTATCAAAGGAAGTGATAGCTTACCGTAAGTATTATGATGAACAGAAGAAGGTAATCCAGGCCCGCACTGATGTGGATGAGTCACAGCGTAAGGCCTTACTGCATTCTCTGGATAACCAGGCAAAAGAAAAATCCGAATCATTGCTGAAGTTGGATAGACAGCAAAAAGTCCTGAGGAATATTATCAACTCCATTCCAGAAGACAAGAATACAAGTGTTACAACCACAGTTACAATGAATCAGGAGACTGTCAAAACGACTAAGGAAAATCCACAGGTTACGGCTGAAAACAAGCGTTATTATGATGAACTGGCGGATCTGAAGAAATCATACCTCGCCAGTGATGAGATGACTCAGCAGGAGTACACCAGTTTTATGGAAGATCTGGAGATGCGTCATCTTGAGAACATGATGGCCATCGCCGGGCTGGAACCGGAGAAACGTCAGCAGCTCGGGCAGAAGCTTCTGGAAATGCGTATCAGGTTTAAAGAAGAATGTGTCAGATTGGATGAAGAGGATGCTAATAAAAGATCAGAAGAAACTTTCACTCGGCTGGAGAAACAGTACCAGTTGGAGATACAGGAAGCAACTCAGAAGCATTATGAACAGGTTACTTCGGAAGAGGAGTATTGGCAGCAGATATCCAGTATTCAGGATCGATATTATAGCAATCTACTTCAGTCTGCACAGATATCAGAAGAGAAGAAAGCTGAGATTGTGGCTGCGATGGAGAACAAACAACTTCAGAACAGTAAAAAGGTCTATGATGAGAAAGTGCGTCAGTTTGATTCTATGAGCAGTGCCATGCAGGGAATGGCTTCTGATCTGGGTAAAAGTATGGCAGATTTCTTTGCTGGTGAAGAAAAGGATTTTGGATCTTTTATGTCCAGTATACTGATTATTTTGTTGGATGCACTGGAGAAGCAATTGATAGCCACACAGGCTGCAGCCATTGCTGAGGTCACAATTAAGGATATAACGAAAAAAGGAGTGCTGATAGGTATGGCTACTGCAGCTGCAAAGATTGCTCTGATTACCGCCGCTTTTGAAACAGCAAAGTCGGTACTGGGCAGTTTTGATGTAGGTGGTTATACAGGAGACGGTCAGTGGGATGAGCCGCGTGGTATCGTCCATGCCGGTGAGTTTGTGGCCAATCGTTATGCGGTCTGGAATCCGGCTGTTCGTCCGGTATTGGATCTGATTGATCAGGCACAACGTAACAATACGATTGGTAGCCTGACTTCAACTGATGTATCCAGAGTTATTAATCAGTCTGTTCATGTGACATCATCCGGTCCGGATAACAAATTGCTTCAAATAGATAATTCTGCTACTGAATACCTGTTTCAATCCATACAGCAGACGATTTCTAGATTGAATAAGAAACTGGATGAGCCTATCTTGACTTATACTAAGGCAACAGGTAAAATGGGAGTAAATGAGGCTCAGAAGTTAGTTGAGCAGATGAAAAATAATGTTTCACGCAAAAACAGATTATGACACGGTTATTTATTGATGGACAGGAGATTGCATTATCTTCAGATCTTGAGCTGGATTTCTATACTCAAAACCCTTTTTTTACAAAGAATGGTGATTATACTTATGATTTGGATATTGATTTGAATCATTCAGGTAATCGTATGGTTTATCAATCTTTGAATAGACCGGATGTGACAAAAAGGCCGGTTAATCGGCAGGCTGTTTTGTTATGTGGGGCAATGGTCATTATTCGTGGGACAGAAGTCATTTTGTCTGTGGATAATAATATTGCAAAAATTCAAATTGTTGCAGGTAATTCCGAGTTGAATTATTTGTCCGCAGGTGACAAGAATTTGAGACAATTGGATTTAGGAATAGTTGGCGTTGATGGCAACGAGTCCGCTCAGTTAAATTCTTGCTATCCACAGGTGAATCATGTCTGTTGTCCGGTTATTGCTAAAAAAGGGAATTATTCTATTTCTGATTTTAATGATAAAGATGATGTCTTGTATAATGAATTACAATGGGATACACGTAATGGTTATATTTATAAACCAGGTACAGATATGGTGGCCCAGCCTTTTCTGGTTCATTGTATTGAACAGATTATATATGCATTAGGATATGAAATTGAGGAGAATGTTTTGTTACAGGATGATTTGGCTTGTCGGCTGATTGTTGTTAATGGAATAAAGAAGAATAGTCAGTTGAATTGTATACTTCCGAAATGGAAGATTGATGACTTTCTTACAGAAATTGAGAAGCTGTTCAATGTCTTGTTTTTGGTTGATGCTACGGGTAAGAAGGTTAGGATTATTCATGTTTCAGATTTTTATAAAAATAATTCGTTGGTAGAAATTTCTTTTGAAGATTTGGTTGATAATGTTGAAAAAAAATATGAGCAGGAAGGATCTTTGTATGTAACGTATGATAATGTCAGTTATAGATTACCTTCTTCCCGTTGGTATAATTATCAGGAATTATCAGATGCCGTACGTGAGAAGTGTGATAAAACTTCTCTTTACCTTGAAGAATTGAAAAAATATTTATTGGAGGATTACCCTTATCATTTATGGTTTGAAGCACGTTCTGGGATTTGGCTGATACAGACAATGATGTCTGCTGTTGATACAAATTATGCGATTCTTGAAATGGTTGATCAGTTAAGAAGGGTTGAGAATGAGGTTTCTGATAATCAGTGTGAATTAAAAATTATTCCTTCAGAAATTTATGCGAATAATGTTTGGCTGTCTGGACAGGATTTTGGCGGAACTAAAAATTTTGATGGGTGGATAACGAATGCTGTACCTGTTATAGCAAATGTTGCTTCAGGTAGTACACAGCAATATGCCTATCAGGAAATAGAAAATGGTGCTTCAGAAGAGGATACGGACGATTCTTATATCTACATTGCTATTTATTTGGGCCTTAAGCCTTATTTGTACAGTTCTTATTTCCAGAATCAGGAGATTGACCAACCGGTGCTGAATTCAATGAAAATACCTCATGCAGTCGTATACCCTTGGTTCTTGCATTATAACCGTGGAGGACAAGGAGCAAAATTGTCGCAATTGGCGGATGAGAACATGACTTTAGCTATTAAGGGAGAACGTGGCGGATTGTTCCAGAATTATTATCGTGAGAACTTTCATGTTGATACAAAGACGGAATATGTATTTCGTTTTCGAGCTTCTTCCATTTATGATTCAAAATCTGTATTCTTGATTCAGAATAAAAAATATTATTGCAAAGAATTGCATTATATAGTAAGAGCATTCCAGTTGGATCCGATAGTGGAAGGAACTTTTTATTTACTTCAGTAGAATTTTGAGCCTGTACAATACTGCGCAGACTACTATAGATTTCCTTCGAAATGTTTAACCTCTTCATGTACTGACATATCTGATCCTTTTAAATATTTATTGGTTGTAGACACATCCGCATGACGGGCCTGATCACGGGCAATAACAATGCCTTCCGCATTGGCCAGGTCTCTGATACCTGTGTCCTTTAGTGAATAGAACTGGTAGCTGTCCGGGAACTTTAGCTTTTCACGTACCTTGTTGAAATAGTTCCGGTAGACTTTTGTGGTTACCTTTTCCTTTGAGGGCTTGAATCCCTTTCCGAACAGGTAATAATTTCCGGGATTGCTGAATATGTTCAGGTCAAGCATTGACTTGATCAGTGCATCATTCAGTCCGACCATACCGTCTTTGCGGTTTTTACTGATACTTGAAGCTATGAATACTTTCTGTTCCTTCAGGTAGATATCAGATAATTTGATATTCGTTATTTCATCAGGTCGGATAAAGGTGTAATAGGCAAACTGGCACAGGAACAGGAAATACGGATTCTCTTTCTTGAGATACTTCTTGAGTTTTTGGATATCCGGAACAGTCAGGGCAGAACGCTTCTTCTCTTCTTCCGCCAGTTGTCGGATTTTCTCAACCGGATTCTGGATCAGGTACTGCTTTTCGATCATCCAGTTGCAGAGTGAGGACAGCCAGGTGCGGTAGTTGTTCCGGGTTCTGGCCGATGAATCACGGTCAAGCAGCACATAATCCAAGAAGTCAGAAATGAAAGACTGGTCAATCTGATAGGCATACACGATGGCCGGAATGTGTTTGGCTGTGTATTCTTCAAATACCCGCAGACGTTTCTCGTAATCCTTCAGGGTATTCTCCTTAATGGTACCGGCAGTATATAACTTACTCAGATATATATGATACCTTTGGATGATATCTATATACGGTGTGTACTGCCTGGAGTTCTCCACATCAGCCCAGGGATTCCAGCCGGAGCGGAGCTTAATATTAAGGTTTGTGATGATTTCATTTGCCCGACGGCGGCGGTCTGAAGCTTTGGTTATACCATTAAGCATGTACTTCTTTCTTTTCATCTTCTGATCCAGAGGATCATAAGAATAGAAGTCAATATACCAGTTGTTTCCTGTGTGAAGTTTGGGCTCAGTATATGAAATTATACTGAAAACAGATGCATTTTTCTTTCTTGATGAATACAT